CGCGACCGCGATAGCTGGCAAGGTCAACTAAAGTCCAGATCACGATTCAATATTAGGAATAACCGCGGCGCGGCGACTCAATCGGTCAACGACCCGGATTGGATTGCAATTGCCGCGAAACATGAGGGGCGGGAGTCATCAAAACAGGAGGTTAATCAATAATGCAGAGCTTAGGGTCAGCGCTTGAACGGATACGCTCCGCCGGCGAGGCGTTACCGGACGACTCCCAGTGCCAGGTTTGCGGATATTTTGACGTAACACACCCGGACGTCCGCCGGATATTACTCGACCGCGACCCGACCGGGAGCCAGTTAAAGGCGGCTATCTGTCGGTGTCAGGGGATAGCCGAGGAAAAGGCTCGCAGCGACCAATTCCGGATCGGCCAGGCGGCGCTTCCCACTGGCGGTATACCCCGGACTTTTCAGACATTCATCGAGCGTCCGGGAACCGGGAAGATGTTGGAGGCGGCGAGACTGTTCGCCTCCGGGCAAGGGCCGAAGATGTTGATCCTGGTCGGCCAGACCGGGACCGGCAAAAGCCACTTATTGGAAGCTATCGGACGCCATGCCCTCGATTGCGGTCGGACTGTCCGGTATGATCTCGCCTCGACATTTCTGAACCGCCTTCGGCATACATACGATTCCGACGCCGGCGAGGACGTACACGACCTGACGGCGTGGTATCAAAACCGACATACTGTTCTGCTGGACGATATCGGCATCGAATCGGCGACGCCGTGGGTCCGGGAGCAATTAACGACAACGATTGAGGAACGGCTCCACTCCGGCGGTTGGCTGGCAATGGCGACCAATCTGACCAAGGAGGCATTGGCCTCCCGGATGGGCGACCGGCTGGCGTCCCGGTTATATGCCGGCAATCCCGACTTGCCGGAAATCGCGCTTGTCTATAATACGGCGGAGGATTATCGAGCATGACGACAGAATCACAACACTATAACGCAGAAAACCCACTGAAAATTCTATCACTTGGTTGGGGAGTCCAGAGTTGGACGCTGGCAGCGATGGCGGCATTGGGTGAGATTCCAATGCCCGACTACGCCGTCCACGCTGACACGACTCACGAAATGGCGGGGACATACGCCCATGCTAAAAAGTGGACGCCCTGGCTAGAGGAACACGGCGTCAAGATTCGCACTGTTCAAGCCAAAGACCCTGACCTGGTCAAAAAAGAATGGAGGACACAGGATGGTGGTTATGCTGTTGAAATACCGGCCTATTATAAAGACCAATCAACCGGCCATCTTGGAACGGGTCACCGACAATGCACGAACCGCTGGAAAATTGTACCTATTCGCCAATTCATTAGAACCCTAATTGACAAGCCACGTTCTGCATCAGTCGAAATGCAGATGGGCATTTCATTGGATGAGTGGCATCGGATGAAGGACTCAGATGTTAAGTACGTCAAAAACGTGTATCCCCTAATTGACAAGCGCATAAGTCGAAAGGATTGCATCACATGGTTGGAGCAACATGGCTTGGATGTCCCGCCAAAGTCAGGATGTGTATTTTGTCCATATACCTCGGCCTCGGCGTGGAAGCAACGTAAAAAGGAGGGTGGTGCTAATTGGGAAAGAGCAATAGAAGCAGACCTCGCTATCCGCAATACACGTCCAAATGTCAATCTTTTTGTCCATTGCTCCGGGCTACCACTGGAGGAAGCCGTCCGAATCCCTGAAGATTACGGAGCCAGCCAGATGGAAATGGAAATTCCATGTGATTCGGGGCATTGTTTTGTCTAATCAGTACGGAGGATTATCAAGCATGAAAATAATCAAACGGACTTGCCTGGATTGCGGCGGCTCTATGACCGCCGAGCTTTTAAGACCCGACCCGCATCAGCCGCCGGAGTTTCTGCTGATCTGTCCTTGCGGCCACTCGGAGCCAGCATCTGCGGACATCGAGGCCGACCTTGAGGACCGGCCCCGGATGCCAGGATTTTAAGGAGGTAATATGTCAGCGATTTGCCCGAAGTGCCAGCGACCTATCAGCGGCGGCACAGGACTCGGCAACCTGGGATTATGCGGCCAGTGCTGGCGGCAACTGATCCGATGCTGATCCGATGCAACTCATAACCGAGAAGGAATTCCAGGCGACGGTCATCGACCTGGCCCGGACTTATGGCTGGATCGTCGGGTTTACTTACGACCCCAGGAAGTCCGAGCCGGGCGAGCCGGACCTCCGGATGGTGCATCCGGTCCAGCACCGTGTCATATTCGCGGAACTCAAGACGACCAAAGGCCGGCTGACCAAGGGACGGATGAACAAAGCCGGGAGCCGTTGGCTTCCCGGACAGGACGAATGGGGCGACGCGTTGGAGTCCTGTCCCGGCGTGGAATATTACCTCTGGCGCCCGGACGGACTGAACGGGGAGATCGAGCGCATATTGCGCTATGTGATAGAATGGCCGCATGACGATGAGAGTGACTAAATCGTGGCTTTGAATAACGGCAAGGCTTTGGCGGCAGAGAATCGACGTTCCCAGGTCCTCCAGATGAAGATGGCTGGAGCGACCGAGACCGCCATCGCGGAACAGGTCGGAGTCTCCAAAACTCAAATCCACAACGACATCCACCGCCGGCTGGCCGAGGTACGCCGCGACGATAAGGCCGCGGTTCAGCTAGAATATAATCTCCAGCGGGCAAGATATGAGCGGTTATTGCTCCGCTGGTGGGACCAGGCTATCGGTGAGGACAGCGACCAAGCCGCGAGAGCAACCGGGGTAGTTCTGGACATCCTCCGCCGTCTGGATACTATCGGCGGACTTGTCCCGGATAAACCATTGATCCAACTCCAGCAGCAGAACATCATGGTCGGCGGCGTAACCTTTGCGGACCTCCTCCGCGAAGCGATGGACGGCGCCGGTCAAGTCGTGGAGGCCAATAATGTCGGTACTGAGTGCGATCTGGCAATGGGCGCGGAAGCCGGCCCGGAAATACGGGCGGACAACTGAGACCACCGACTCCCGCGGTCGCCGGCGGATCGTTTGCCTTGCCAGCGGAACGCCGGCGATGACTGGCGTAGAGTCCAGGCTGACGCCGAGGAACGGCAAGACGACCCGGTGGGCCTGGTGTCTGGAATGTTCGCAAAGTGTCCGGGTGACCGGGCCGAATAGTTTGCCACAGTTGACGTTCCATAAGGGGAGGCCGGACCGGTGACCACGCTGTCCCAGTCCGAGGCTCAATTCCTGGCCGACCATTCCAGGGCAGACCCGGATTATTTCTGGCGCTCAATCCTGGGATCGCCTACGGTTTACGACAAGCAGTTAGAGATGGCAAGGGCGGTCCGGGACCACAGCCGCGTCGCGGTCGTCGGCGCCAACGGGACCGGCAAGGATTGGCAAAGCGCCAGGGTGATGCTCTGGTGGATGGCGACCCGGTCGCCGGCGATCTGCGTCGTCCTCGGCCCGACCCACCGGCAAGTCTCTGACATAGTCTGGAAGGAAGCCCGCTCGGCATACCTAACGGCGCGGATGCCGCTGGGCGGTCAGATGTACCGGACGGCCCGCTGGGAATATGACGACCGGCGTTATGCGGTCGGCTTCTCCACCGACAACGAATATAATATTCAAGGCTTCCACAGCCCGAATCTGCTGGTCATATTGACCGAGGCCCACAACATCGAGCAATCCCACATCGACGCGGTGAAGCGGCTCAACCCGGCCCGGATGCTTTTGACCGGCAACGCCTTCGCCAGCTCCGGCGAGTTTTACGAGGCGTTCCATGGCGGGGCGGACCTTTATCATACAATCTCGATCGCAGCGGGCGACACGCCAAACGTCCAGCAAAGCCGGGAGATAATTCCCGGCATGGTAACGACCGAGCAGGTCGAGGAGCGGCGCCGGGAGTGGGGCGTTGACTCCGCCTTATATATCGCTTCGGTTTTGGGGCGCTTCCCGGATAATCTGGAGGACGCCATTGTGCCTCGGTCGCTCTTGATGGAAGCGGTCGATCGCCAGCTTGAGCCGGTCGGCCAGGCTACGCTGGCCTGTGACGTGGCCCGATTCGGCGC